TGCCAATGAATTCAGTGGTCGAGACCTGGTGTTTGTGGCGGCCGCCATGATGCTGATGCAGCCGCAGCTTGAACGGCAGCTTGGGCCGAAAGGGTGGGCTTCCGCACGTGATCTGGCTAAGGCGGGTATCTGCATCGTGACAGAGAAAAAGAATTGACCCGGAGCGCGGTTGAGGGCCGCGCACCGGGTCGGGAGTTGCAAAGGCGGAATCCGTTTGCAGCTCCCATTTTAGTCTGAATTACATGAAAAGTAAAGCCCCGGAAGGGGCGGAATGGGAGGTACAACCTTGAAAGAATTGAACGCGGCCCAGAAGGCCGCCATCGCGGAAATTGAGAAGCAGATGCAGCAGGCCACCCGGCGGAAGGGCACCGTGTACCACGCCGGGGAACAGCTGCGGGACATCTGCCGGAGGGAGCCGGACAGCGCCCAGCTGATCCTCACAGACATGGCGCTGGGCGATAAACACGGCATTGCCGCCGCGGAGCAGAAGATCCGGGAGTATTGCCGGGGCGTGGGCGGCGGCTGCAGCGACAGCGAGGCCGAGGACGTGCTGCGGCGATTCTACGGCCTGGGCGGCAAGGCGGAAGAGGCACCCGGGGAAGAGGAGCCCCGGGAAAGGGGAGGCGCCGAGATCATTGATCTGGCGGACTACCTGTGAGCCGCCGCCGCGTGACCGACCCGGACTGGAAGGCGCTGGCGGACAAGCTGCCCATTCAGCCGGGGCCGATGACATACGAGGCCATCATGCCCGCCGTCTTTGACACGGGGGAGCTGGGAGAGGAGTACATGGCCTTCCGGCGGGAGAGCATCACGATAGAGCCGCCGCTGAAGCGCACCATGCTCCCGGAGGATTGGGCGGCCCACGAAGCCGCCACAGTGCGCACCTGGGGCGCCGTGTGCCACTGCACCGCCTGCGGCGAGGGCTTTGTGACCCGGTGGCGGGAAGGCGGTTTTACCATGACCGCTGGAGAAGACGGCACGTTTTACCCTGACGATTCCGGCCAGGAAATGCGGTTTGATATCGGCGACCGGATCACATGCCCAAGCTGCTGGCGCGACGTGGAGGTTATACAGGAAAAGGAACTGCGCAGCGGGCGGAGCTGGCAGGTGCTGGTGCCGGAAATCGTGAAATATATGGACTATGACGCCGTGGTGTTTTGGCTGGTGCGCCGCACCATCCCGGACGCCAGGATGGAAAGCCAACTGATTATCATGCCGCGGGACGCCCTGGTGATAGACCGCTGCGGGAAAATCCGGCGGATGCAATATATGGCCGACGGCTGGCGGCCCAGCGCCACCGTGCGGGACCCGGAGCAGGTGACCTATTACTCCTGGGAGGCTGCCAATCATAGAGCGGTGGGCGGCTGGGGCTTTATGGACTGGCCCAACGCGCTCACCGGCACAGGGGAGAAAACGGCGCTGGAGGTCTACGCAGACTGCGGCGGCGTGTGGCCCGGGCGGTATCTGCTGCTGTGGCAGCGGCACCCCGCCGTGGAGAATTTGATGCGGCAGGGGCTGGGCTTTACCATCACGGAAGCCGTTGACGGGCCCATGCGTGACGTATGTTACTGGAGTCAGCTTTCCGACGTGCCGGATATCCCGTGGGTGGACTGGCAAGAGAAAAAGCCCCACCGCATGCTGCATGTGACAAAGGAGGAATACAGGCTGCTGCGGAAGATTGGGCCCGATGTGAGCGATATGCGGGTATGGCGACGGTGCAAGGATCGGTGGCCGACGCTGCGGCTGGAGGAGTTTTACTGTTGGGTAAATGCCTTTGGCGCGGAGAGTGTGGAGAAGCTGCTGGAGCTGTGCCTGGCCGGCTGGGAGGACCTGACGCCCTGGCAGGTGTACGCCTATCTGAAAAAGCACCAGCACGCCGACGCCGACTATGTGCAGATGCTGATCGACTACCGCAAGACGCTGGCGAAGAGCGGACTGGCGGACACCAGGGAGACCCGTTGGCCCAAGCGGCTGCGGGAGGCCCACGACAGAACGGCGGAATGGGTAGCGGCCCGGGCCCAATGCCGGCGGGACGAGAAGTTTGTCGCGCTGGCCGAGAAGTACAAGGGCCTGGAGTGGACGGACGGAGAGCTGTGCGTGGTGATTCCCCGCAGCGAAGCGGAGCTGATCATGGAGGGAGAGGTGCTGCGTCACTGCGTAGGTACCTATGGAGACGACCATCTGAAAGGAAAGTCCATCTTTTTCATTCGCCATTATCGCCGCCCGGAGCGCAGCTACTACACCCTGAACATTGACATGACGAAAACCGTGCCAAAGGAAGTGCAGCTTCACGGCTACGGGAACGAGCACCACGGCGTCAATAAGGAGCACAGACACAGCATCCCCAAAGAGGTGCGGGATTTCTGCGACCGCTGGGAGCGGGAGGTGCTGCTGCCGTGGGTTGCACGAAAGACGGAAGCCGACAGTAAAACGATAAAGACCGGTAAAAAGAGGAGGAAAACAGCGTGAGCGATATTATCAACGTGCCCATGGCGGCACAGCGGGATATTAAGACGGTGACCGTGGAGATCCGGCAGCTCCACCGGCAGGGACAGGAGGCGGCGCTGCGGTACATCGTGGAGATCGGCAGGCGGCTCCAGGAGGCCAAGGAGCTGCTGCCCCACGGCGAATGGGGCCAGTGGGTGAAGGAGGAACTGCCCTTCAGTCAGTCCACCGCGCAGAACTTTATGCGCATTTTTCAGGAGTACGGCGCGGATCAGCTGGAAATCGGCGGCGCGGTAAAATCACAGGCGCTTGCCAATTTGAGCTACACCAAGGCGCTGAAGCTGCTGGCCATCGACGATGAAGAGGAGCGGGAAGCCTTTGTGGAAACCCACAACGTAGCCGACATGAGCAGCCGGGAACTGGAAGAGGCCATCCGGGAGCGGGACGAGGCCCGGCGGATGCAGGCCGAGGCGGAGAAGAGAGCGGAAGGCTTCGAGGCACAGGCGGGTGCTGCCACAGACCGGTTGATAGCGGCCGAGAAGAAGGCGGTAGATGCCGCAGCCGAAGCCGAAAAGAAGGTGGCCGAGCTGAACGAAGCCCTGGCCAAGGCCAAAAAGCAGCGGGACGCCGCCCGGGACAAGCTGAAAAACGCGGAAGCGGCGGTGGAACTGCTGAAACAGCAGAAGGAGGAGGACAAGCCCCCGCAGGAGGAGACCGAACGGGGAGAATCCGCTCCGGCGGCAGACGAAGAGGAGCTGCGCCGCCGCATCCAGGCCGAGGAGGCCGCCAAGGCGGAGGAAGCGGTGAAGGCCCTGGAGGCCAAGGTGAAGGAGGCGGAGGAGAAGGCGGAGGCCATGCGGGTGAAGCTGGCCATGGCCGACCCGGCGACGGCGGTGTTTTCCCAGCTCTTTTCCGACTTTGGGAAATGCTTTGAGAAGCTGCGGGGCAAATATGCGGAGATCGTGGAGAAAAACGGAACCGAAGCGGCGCCGAAGCTGAAGAAGGCCATGCAGGTACAGCTCCAGCGATTTACCGAGGACGTGGAGGTGAGATGGTGATGGGCGAACAGAAAAAAACGGTGGGCGTCAACTCCCTGGCAGAGCATTGCCTCACCGGCAACCACGGCGGCCCCTGCGTCTACAAGGGTGAGACCTCCGGCATCCCGGTGTGTGATTACTGCTTCCACACGGGTCAGAAGCGCCCCACCTCTATTCGGGAGTGCAAATTCTATAAGGCAGATACCCAGGAGGCTATCTTGAACCGTAGGGATATCTCATTTGGACAGGGGAAAGAGCGGAAAAAGGGATCGACGCGGACGGCGGATATAGAAAAGCGGCTCATGGAGCTGTACGAGGCGGGGCTGGACGACCCCGGCATCGCAAAAGAGACTGGGATCACCGCCGGCGCCGTACATCTATGGCGACACCGGAAGGGGCTGCCATCCCAGCGGGAGGTGACGGAGGCGCGGCGCCTGAAGCTGTACCGGCAGGGCTATACCGACAAAGACTTAGCTCAGGCGGAGGGAATCTCCGTCTGCCGGGCGGCCGGCTGGCGAAAGGGACGCAAGCTGAAGGCCAATATTGACACGGCGCAGAAATACCGCCATGCGGCGGATATGCCGCCAGCCGAAGCGGCTGCGCCGGAGACGGTGGAGCCGCCGCCGGAAGAGGAAAGCACCGTGAAAAGTCTGCCGTCTATACAGGTTGCCGCGGCACAGGCGGAAGATGCTACCGTAGCCGCTGCCGCGCCGGCGGGAGCAGAGAGGAAGGACATCCCAGAGGCCACGAGGCGGTATATGCCCGCCGCAACGATCGCGGAGATACTGGGGCGGTTTGCCAAAGGCTGGCCTGATGGTTTGGTGATCATGAACACCACCGGCGGGACTATCGTAAAGAAATGCTCCGTCACCGTGGACTATGGGCCCGACGGAAAAGAGCGCACCACCGTGCTGGTGCTGGAAGCGTAATGGAGGAAGCTATGGATTACTTAGACGAGCAGAAGATCAAGGAAATCGAGGCGCTGGCGGTGGCCAGCCTGGACGCACTGGACAACGAGATGCAAAGGCCCTTCGCCTCTAACTATGAGGCGTGGGACAGGATCCGGCACCTTCTGGAACAGATCGAGCAGGAGATCAAAAGCGTGAAAAAGCTGAATGAGGCGCTTTGGGATGCGGTGAAGCAGGGCAACGAGGACGAGCAGGCGGTGGAGCTGCGGCAGCTGGGCATTGCCTCCCGCACGATGCTGAACCTGTGGGGCACACTGGGCGCTGCCGCTGACAAGGCCGCCCGGGAGACCGTGTGATATGGGCGGCGGAAAGGCCGGGGATGTGCTGGCGATGCTGGCAGATCCACGGCGATACTGCCAGGGGCTGCTGACCATCCGAAACAAGGAGGGAAAACAGCAAAAGCTGACGTTTAACGACGCCCAGGAGAACCTGTACGCCGTCATACAGCAGAAGAAGGCGGCAGGGGAGCCGGTGCGGCTCATTGTGCTGAAGGGACGGCAGGAGGGCATTTCCACGCTGGTGGAGGGGCTGATGTTCCACGGCAGCGCCACGATGCCCAACGTGAAGACGCTGGTGGTGGCCCACGAGACACAATCCACCGCCAACCTCTTCAAGATGAACAAGCTCTTTTACGACTGCCTGCCATCCTGGGCCCAGCCCATGAAGAAGGCCAGCAACGCTAAGGAACTCGTTTTTGAAAACCCCACCAAGGACGAGGCGGAGAAGCGGCAACGTCCGGGGCTGCGCTCCTCCATCCGCTGCCAGACAGCAGGGAAGGGCGGCGTGGGCCGATCGGACACGCTGACCTATGTACATCTGTCGGAATACGCCTTTTGGCCCGACAACAAGGAGGACCTGTTGTTGGGCATCATGCAGGCCGTGCCGGACAAGCCCGGCACCATGGTGGTGATCGAGTCCACCGCCAGAGGCTACGACCACTTCAAAACGCTGTGGGACGGCGCCGTGGCAGGCACCAACGGCTGGACGCCGGTGTTCCTGCCCTGGTATATGGAGCCGGGCTACCGTCGGCCGGTGACGGGACAGGAGACGTGGACGGCCCAGGAAATGGCCCTACAGCGGGAGTACAACCTGGACGAGGAGCAGCTTGCCTGGCGGCGGTGGTGCATCAGCGTCAACTGCGGGGGGAATGAGGCCCTTTTTCGCCAGGAGTACCCCTGCAACCCTGACGAGGCATTTCTCCTCAGCGGCGACGGCTATTTTGACAACGAGGCACTGGGGAGGCTGCGGCAGAAGGCACCGGAGCCGATGCGATCGGGGGCCTTCCAATGGCAGGACACGGCAGGGGAATACGGCGCGCCGCTGCGCTGGGCCTTTGCCGACAGCCGCTCCGGCGGGATGATCCGCGTCTGGCGGGAGCCGGAAAAGGGCGTTCCCTATGTGATCGGCGGCGACACGGCGGGGGAGGGCAGCGACTGCTTTACGGCGGTGGTCATCGACAACCGCACCGGGGAGCAGGTGGCAGAGCTGCAGCAGCAGGCATCGGAGCTGCTGTACGCCCGGCAGGTATACTGCCTGGGGCTATGGTACAACGCGGCGCTGCTGGGCATCGAGGTCAATTTCTCCACCTACCCGGTGGCAAAGCTGGAGGAGTGGGGCTATCCGTCCCTATACCAGCGGGAGCGGGCCGACACCTATACGGGGGCCATGGTCAAAGCCTTCGGCTGGCAGACCAGCGGCAAGACGCGGCCCTTGGCACTGGCCACGCTGCACACCGTCATGGAGGAGACGCCGGAGCTGGTACGCTCCCGGTGGCTCATGGGGGAGATGCTGACCTTTGTGTATGACGCCGCTCGCCGACCGGCGGCGGCGCCGGGGCAGCACGACGACCTGGTGATGGCGGCGGCCATCTGCTACGCCATCAGACACCAGCAGGAGACGGCGGCGGAAGCCACCCCGGAGGACAGGAGCTGGTGGACAAAAGACATGCAGGAGGACTACCGCAGGGCCGACAAGGCCACCCGGGAGATACTGGCCCGGGAGTGGCAGAGGCAGCCCTCCGGCGGGAAATAAAGGAGGATATTATGACGCGAAACGAGCGTAGGAGAGACAGGATACTGCGGGGCATTATGGCCGCCGCGGCACTGCTGCTGATCGGGCTTTGCCTGGTGGGTGCTGTGGTGTGCCGCGCCCGGACAAGCCGTGAGACACCGGCACCGGAAAGCGAGGATCAGACACCGATCCTTGCAGCCGCCATTCCGGCGGCGGAGCCGCAGGAGCCGACAGACCCGCTGGCGGAGCTGCGCAGCATGAGCACCGTGGTGGAGGACTGCTGGATCACAGGCTACGCGCCGGAGCTGATAGACGGATGGAAAGAGGAGTATCGGGATTGCCGGGGGCTCTATCTCACCGCCTCCGGGGTCTGGTGCGCTCCGGGGTATACGGTGGCAACCGACCCGGCAGTGATTCCCACCGGGGCCACGGTGATCATCGGCGAGCGCACCTATGTGGCCGCCGACCGTGGCGTGGTAGGCAACGTGGTGGACATCATGATGTCGCCCGAGGAGGCGATGGTATTCGGCGCGTGGCAGACGGACGTGTATTGGACGATGGGGGAGAAGCCGGAATGACAAGGCGGGAAGTAATCGAGACTTTGGATTATTTGCGTGAGCATTCGATCTCCCATGTGTATGCCGAGTGCTTTGACATCGCAGCCGGGGCGTTGCGGGAAATGGGGGATGGGCCGCACAAGGAGGAAATTAAAACCGTTTCCAACAGGAAGTTGGACGCCATTCTCGGGAGGGAAGTCTCCTTCAAACAGTGTCCAAAGTGCGGCCAGCCATCTGTCAACATAGTGATTGCTCTGCATTGGTATGGGAGGAACGGTGCCAGGGCGATTTGCCAAAACTGCGGGACAGCTACAAAAATATACAAAATATCAGAAGCGTTTTGCGCCGACGGAGGGCGGCTTGCTACCCCCATTACGAGCAAAGGCATAATTCGCGGTATTTATAATGCCATGAAAGAGTGGCAGGGGCTCAGCGCGGAGTGAGTCATGGGAAAGGTGACAAAACATGCCGCACGGCGGGGCAAACAGCGGCTGGGAATACCCCGGAAGGCGCTGCGGCGAATGGCGGATCGGGCCTGGGCGTCCGGGCTCCGGCGGTGGGAGGTGGGCGGTGCCCTGGGTCGTTACCTGGACGGCACATGGCAGCGAAGCCCATCTGCCACTGACATAGCGATTTACGGCGGGTACATCTATGTGTTCGGCGACGCCCGGGCGCTGA